CAAGCGGCGAGCCGTCTGTGTCGGCGTTGATCGGCTGGCCAGTTATAGGATCGATGGCAGGCGGCACGCCCTCTGCTGCCTTGCGAGTAATGAAGCCGGCGAAAAGGTTGGCCACCTCCTGCCGAAACAGCACCGCATCGTCGTAGTTATCCAGCGACTTGAGGCGTAGCAGCACCGGAGCCAGGCGGGGTACACCACGCAGCTGGCCACCTTCGGTGGGTTCGAAGATATGCAGTACCTGGTCGGCAGGGATCCGGTTCAGCGTGTTGAACCCGATACCCGCTGTGAACGCATCACCTGGGTGGGTGCTGTACATCCAGTACGCCACCCGCTGGCCTATGCCGTTGAACTCAATGCCTGCGCGGACGATGTTGCCGGCGCGTGTCTTAAAGTTCTTGTCGAGGGGTACGTACTCAGGCGCAAGCACTTGCAGCTGCAGGGGGACGGAATAACCATCCTCTGGGCGTCGGTACCGCAGACGCACGAAGCATTCGCCGGACTCCTCAACCATGCGAGCAATGATTGCCTGCTGGCCGTAGAAGTCAGCTAGCCCGTCGGCGTCGGATTCGTCCGTCCAGTCCTCCCACAGTTGCCGAAGGGCGGCGCGCACCGTGGCGTCCCGTATCGAGGCGCGTGGCGTGATTCCTGTGCCGATGATGTTGCTGACTCGTTTGTCGATCGCGCTGTAAGCGTAAGGATCGTTTTTCACAGCGGCGCGAGAGCGCTTGCGCAGCGCCGGCAAGGCCGGCAGTGCAATGGCGTTCAAGGCACCTGAAGGTGCATCCCAGCCTTCGGCACGCCGCCCCGTACCGGCGGCTTCGTAGCTGTTGCGGATGCGCTTGGGAACCGCTCGGATACGTGTCATCAGATTCCCTTGCCTCGACTGTAAAGCCGCGTGATTCGCGGTCGACCGCCAGCAGCGGCTTGCTCGGCCGCAGCCGCCTTGGCGTACTGTTCTTCGAGCATGCGCAGGCTCGCCAGCTGAGCGCGGTCCAGCTGACGATCGCCTTTGCGAACGGACTGTCCATTTTCGAGGATGTCCTTGATCGACGCCCGGACGTCCGCCAGGCGCTGTTGGGCTTCGCTCATGTATGCCTCTCGGTGCGGTCAGCGCCGCGTCAGGTAGGTGCTGCTGGATCGGCGCCGGCCAACTGGCTGCGGTGATGGCCTTGGTAACGACGGTGCTGATATCGAGCTGCCGCTGTCCTCAGCTGGCTCCGTCTCTTGCTCTGACGGTGTTGCTGACGCACGCTCGGCGAACAAGCTGCCCTGCGATACCGCAGCACGTAGCCGGGACCATTCTGTTTCCTTGTTGCGATGCAGCCCGAGGTAGTGCGCCATCGCCAGGTTGTAAACCAATAGGTCGAGGCCTTCGTTGCGGTCGGCTTTGCCTTTCACCCACTCGATCCGCTTGTGGCCTTTCACGTAGCGGGTAATCTTCCGCTCCGCCACGCACTGGTCGTAGAAGTCCTCAGCCAGGTCGACGGAGAAGTGCAGCGCGCCGGGTCCGTCGTGCAGCGGGTAGCGGTTGTAGATCCAGTCCTTCGCCGTGTCGGTACCGATCATCCATAGTTCGGCGCCCTGCTTTTCGGTCGTGCCCTTCCAAGTCACATCGACCTTCGAGGGCCGCTGCGCGATGACGGGGCGGCCTGGTTTGCTGGCCCCCTTGATCGCGAACACGTTTCGCCAACGGCGCAGCCGGCAGAACTGGTACACCTCGTCGGTGTGGTGCCCGCCGGAGTCGACGGCCGTCGCGCAGATGGCCAGTTCGACACCCGAGCTGTGTCGGTACCGCGCCTTCAGCCTTTCATCCAGCGCCGCCCAGGTGCGTTCATCGGCTGGGTTGCCTTGGATCACCTGGTGATCTACCACCCAGCGCTCTAAACCTTCCCCCCAACCGATGACCAGTAGCTCAAGGCGATCGCCTTGGGTATCCACTGCTGCGGTCAGGATCAGCGCGCCAGTGGGTACGGTACCGAGGCGATACTCTTCGGCGCGGGCCTTGAGTTCGCTTGCCTTGGTCATCTCCTGAGCCGAATCCCAGACCTGGGCCAGGCGGGTGTTGTAGAACACCTGCATCGGCTCGAGGTCACCGCGGGATGCCGCGAGTTGCGCCTTGGCGTATTGCTTGGCCAGGTCGACCCAGGCGAGCCAGCCGGGGGGCATGTACAACGCGCTCAGTGTGAAGCTGACGGTTTCTCCGTCGCCTTCGGCATGGGCGCGCCATTCACCGTTTGCCAGCATCTGGCCTTTGTGGTGTTCCTCAATCAGCGCGCCGCACTCCGAATTGCAGCAGAGATAGCCGGCCCAACTGAAGTCATCCGCCCACTTGAGATTGGTCCACTCCAGTACCTGCTGTTCGCCGCAGTGAGGGCACGGCACGTAGTAGTGTCGCTGGTCGCCCTGCTGGAATAGATCCTCGATCCGGGAGACGCCCTTGATCGTCGGCGAGCTGGAGAAGTAAAACTTGGCGTTGCGTCCGAAGGTGGTGCCTCGAGTTTCGGCCAATTCGATTGGGTCGCCTTCGTTGTCGACGTCGACATCCCAGCGGTCGACCTCGTCGCCGTAGATGAAGCGCGCCGACACTTCCGCGAGGTTCGCAGCGGAGCCGGCGGTGGTAGCGAACAGCGTGCCGCCTTCGAATTCCTTGGTGTCCAGCGTGTTGCGCGAATCCCGCGAGCGAGAGCCGGCAACGCGGTCACGCAGCACTGGCGTGGCCTTGATAGTTTTGTCTACACGGCCACTGACGCGCTTGGCCAAGCCCAGGCTCGGCAGCAGCATCAGGATGTTGGCCGGTGCCATGTGGATGCAGCCGCCGATCCAGTTGAGGGCGATCTGCGTCTTCATCATCTGCGACGCGACCTTGGTCACTACACGCTTGGCGGGGTGCGTTGGCGACAGGCAGCGCATCGGCTCGCGGGCGTACGGGGTACGCTCGGTGCGATACGGGCCGGGCTCTGCGGCGCCGGTATCGCGCGGGATGCGCATGTACTCATCGGCCCACTGGTCGATCCACAGTTCAGGATCCGGCTGCAGGCCTCGCATGTATGCCGAGCGGTACTGCTCGGCACCGTCGGCATACTGTGGGTTCATGTCTTCAATTCGAAGGCTGTAGGGCCTGCTCCAAGTCAGCCACGCTCAGCCGGCTGGCGTCATCCAGCACCCGCCGAAGATGGCCAGTGAGTTCACGTTCTAGATCCCAGGGATCGTTGATGGCGGCCAGGCCCGGGCTGACCTGCTTTGGCAGGCCCAGCAGCAGGTCGCGTAACAGTCGGCCGGAGGCGTAAGCCGCATTCTCAACAGCCTTGCGCTCGACCAGTTCACCGCTGCTCTTGCGCGCTTCGCTCTCGGCGAGTTGCGCGAGGAAGAATTCACGCTGCGCGCGTGATTTCTGAAAGTCGTAGTTGGCAGGCGCAGGCGGCGGGGCTGGGTCGCTGACTGCTGCGTCTGGCGCAACGTGAGCGGTGACTCCCTTCTCCACCCGGTCGCGCTGATGACGGTCAGAGACGCCGGCCTTGCTTGGGTCTGCGGTCTCCTTCAACAGCGCCTCGGTCGCAGCTACATCCACTCGACCATCCGCCGCAAGCACCAGGCGTTCCTGTTTGGCGAGCTTCGACACGTAGGGCTTTGACCAACCCTTGCGGGCAGCGAACTCCGACTTGCTCAATAGCTCCATGACACCACCTGTTAACCGAATAACGCGGGGCGGTTAACTAGTTCACCGCTGTTAACTAACTTGGCAGCCCTTCCGCTAACGCGAGAACGCGGCTCGAATTACCCTTGACCCTTTCGACTCCCCAGGGGCCCCCGAGGTTGGGGCCCCGCCCTCGTCCGGCATGTTTGATGAGAGCGTCAGCGACGGCGACCCAAGGCAGGGAGGCGTCCACCCAATGCATCGGTGATCGCCTTGTCTATGTTTGCTTCGAGCTGTGCATCGTTCTCAGCAGTGCGGCGCACCACATCATGGAACTTGAAGAGGGTGCGGTACTGGGGTTGCCTGACGAATGCCAGCACCATGGCGAGGTTCTTACCGCGTCGCTCAGCGATACCGATTGCCGTCTTGCCTCGGCGCATCACGAAGTACGCCTGAGCGTGTCCCTTGCGGAGCGAGCGTCGGCTATCCGTGGCGCTGTGATCCGAGCCATCGCGCCGCAGCGCCTTCAGGCCCGACAGAATCTGCATCATGTGCCCACGCTGGATATTGCCGTAGGCATCCAGGCGAGCCCCTGCACCAGGTACAACAAAACGTCCTGCGGGCAAGATGCCCGCCTCGCGCAGGTACTTCTCAGAGCGCCGAGTGATTCGCTCACCGCCTTCGACTTGAGGCATCAGGTAATCTTCGGCACTGAACGGATTCTTGCCTCCGGACTCGTCCTTCACCCAAATCGCCGCTTCTGGTTCAGCAGACGGCTTCGCGTAGAGGATACGAGTGGAATTCAGCGTCCAGGGTGTCGGGTCCTTGAATACCGATTGCATCTCAACCCGAAGCGCCTGCCGCGCTTGGTTGGCCGTATGGTTCAGTGCGTCAGCCAGCGCGCGAGGCGCAAGGTCCGTTCCGAGTCTATCGAGGGCAGCCAGAGCATCGTCCAGATCACGCGCATGGATTGATCCACGCACTACTCGGCGCCCCGGTTACCCGCCACATCACACACGCCCGCCTTCTTCGCCAGCCACCGCGCATACAACCCGCTGGCCACATCCGCACCGAGGCACGCAACCACGCTGCCCAGCGCCCCAGCCGTCAACAGGCTGGACCCCCAAGCCGTAGCCAGCAGCACCGTGGCCAAGCCAAACACCGCCGAAGCGCCGAAGCGCAGCAGCACCCGTTTGACCAACTCGCCCACTGCCATGCCTGCCGCATCGGCCCGCCACATTTCGCCGGTCAGTCCGGCGAGGGCAACCAGAATCAGCAACCAGGTGGGAAGATCGGCCAGCGACTGCTGCACCTGCTGTTCAGTCGACATGCGTGGCTCTCCAGATAGCGAATAAAAAAGCCCGCATGGCGACGGGCAAGGGGCGATGGCGGCACCATCTGCCAGAAATGAAAAGG